TACCCGAATTTCCGAATGGAACAGGGTTGTTTCATGAATTAGATTTTAAAGGGAAAGAAGTTTTGGAAAAAGACGAAAATCAAAAAGGTATATCTTATTTAAATAGATACTATATATTTCAAAAACATACGAATGCTATGAAAGCAAGAAAAGTATATGAAGATAAACATTTATTAAAAGTTAAAATAAACTAATTAAATATGATTTATTATATATTACATGTTATATACATTACCACAAGTAAGTTTATTAAATATAGATCAGAATAACTTATTCACACCTATGTTTAATTCTATAGAATATTATTTAAATGCATTCCCGTTATCTACTGATGTTGAAGATAATATATTACATATTAGTAAATATAAACCAACCCATCCTTATTTTTTTGTTTTATTAGAATTATTAATTGTAAATAAAATACATTCTGCTACTGACATAAAATTTCTAGGTAGTGAAGCATGTCTTGAAGCAATGGAGTGGATAAAAAATAATAATATTAGTAATACGTGTAAACCTCCGCAATTAATTGTATGTGATACAGATTCTTTTAAATCACAAATAGAGTATTGTATATCAACCCAAATTATAGGAGGGATGTGTTTTTTAAAAATTACAAATACATTATTAGTAAATAATATTCAATTGTTGTATATATTATGTTCCTGTTACACTTCAGTTCATATATATAAACCTCAATCTATTAAAAATACAAGTTTGGTAAAATTTATTATATGCAATGGGTTAAAACATTCAATCAATTTAACTAATTATAAAAATATACACATTCCTTATTATTTTTATACCAAAATAAATGAAATAAATTCAACGTATGGACAAATGCATATAGAACATTTACAATATAAAGATGAAAAATTTGATAAATGGATTTCATGGTGTTCTGATTTTTTTATACCCATTTAGGAAAAATATAATATTTTATATAAATATGGATTACAGAGTTGTTGGTAGTATATTAAGCATGCTTATTTTCGTAGTTATGGCATCTGCTCCTGCTTACAAAATGGTAAAACAGTTAGGCGTAAAAGATAACGACATGTCGCTCATTGTTCGTTCACTTATGGTAGGCGTTCTCACTTTTTTAAGCATGAATATTAATCTTTAAAAAACCATTTAAATAATTTATACTAATAATAGTATACCCAATGTGGCATACCATTATATTAGGCCGAAAGAATATAATGGAACGGTTCAATTCCGTTATTGGGTACATCTCGCGATAGCTCAGTTGGTAGAGCGACGGACTGTAAATCCGCAGGTCATGGGTTCAAATCCCATTCGCGAGATAAAATTAAGTTTTAAAAATAAAAGAAATTATATGGATTCTGCAACGATGACTTATTTAGTAAATTCACGTAAATTTGTTGATCTTAAACCTAAAAACGAATATGATCCAAAATACAAAAAACAAATATTAGAATTAACTGAAAAACTTTTTGAAGAGAATATAAATAATGATATCTATGTATCGTTTGAATCGTATATATCCGATTGTATGCGATATTTTAAAAAAATGGAACAAGATGAAGTTATAGCAAAAGAACGAGAAAAAGAAATTATACCAATTCATGGAGATGAATATATTTTTGTTCCTAAAAAAATAAGTGTTATTGCAAAACCTAAACAAAAAAATATATTTTTAATACATGATAAAAATAGAGCCTGAAATTTGTTCGCCTATTTACAAAAAAACACGTAGGAGATATTCTTGTTATACAACAAAACATTTACAAGAATTAAAAAAAAAGAACAACCAATCTCGCAAACAAAAAATTAAATCTGTTACACCAATTGGTATATGGAAAGAATTGAATACTACTATGCAGGAATGCAAAAAAGAATCCTGTTGGGCAAAACAATTAGATTTAAAATTTAATGATGCTTTTGCTCCAAAAAGTCCGGAATCATGGAAAAAAAACGAAGATGAATGGTTATCTAGTACAGATATTACATCCGTTTTACGACAATATGAGAAAGCATACCCGGATTTTAAATATCTAGGACCATCCCCATCAGATTATTTTTTCATAGAAAAAGACGGCACTTGTGTTTGGCAAGAAATATGCGATTTTAATGTAACCACTACCAAATATAAAAATATAGGATTTGTTTTTAATTTAGATACACATGAAGGACCAGGAACACATTGGGTATCTATGTTTGTAGATATTAAAAAAAAGAAAATGTATTATTTTGATTCAACTGGGGAAGATATTCATGAAAATATACAACATTTAGTAGATCAAATTCAATCCCAAGATTCTTCATTTGAAATTATTAAAAATCATCCGGTAGAACACCAATTTGAAAATACTGAATGTGGAATATACACTTTATTTTTTATTATTACAATGTTAAAAACGCATAATTATAGTTTTTTTAATGGTAAAACTACATTTCCGGATAAAAAGATGTTAAAATTACGTAAAAAAATATTTAATTCATAATAAAGATTAATTATGTAAAATAATATATGAATACAATTGAAAACAAGCGAGTTTTATGGGATATTATTTGCGACATGAATATATTGCGTAATGGTCAAGATAAACAACTTATTATGACTTTATTTGAACATTATATTGATATCGTAAATGCTAAACCTATCCAAACTGTTCAAGAAAAGAATAAACATTTTTTAAATTTAATTATTCCAATCATTAATATACTTCCTGTAGCCAATAAAGAACAAGTAACTTCTCGCGAATCTTATTTTGAAGAACGTATTCAAACCATACAAGAAGATAAAACTCCGCCATTGCACAACATATTTGATCCTATAGATGTTCATGCAGAATTAGTTTACATTAAAAATATATTAAAACAAATTTTAGCTAAATTAGAATAAATAATATAAGTGTTAAATATGGTATCTGACGAAGAACTAGTAAGTTTGGGGATTTATCTTTCATTTGGTTTTATAAGTTTGATTCTTCTATTTTTTGTATGGGATATGAGACCAAGTAATATGCTAAAATCTTTTGGTATACCAAAACGTGCTGGTGGTTCAAAATAATTTAAAAATTGAAGTGTTTTAATTTTCAAAGTGGATTTTAAAAAATGGAACTATTACCGTGGATCAAGTTTGAAAAATTAAGCCATGTCATGTTGTGTGCGAACAAACACGTATACGAGTTTATGAAAGATTCACCTTACTCTATTACAAAAGATTGGATTATGCTTTCGGGAAATTCAGGTGCATTACCGTTGTTACTTGAAAACAAAGATAAATTAAATATTAATGTGTTGTGCTCTAATGAAAATCCGTGTGCTTTGCCTTTAATTAAATCGGTATCTTTATCTAAATTTAAATTAAGGTTTATCCCAAATGTATTGTATCAAACCAATGCCATTACATTTGAGTTAATTGATATGAATCAAATATCATGGCCTTTATTATGTGCCAATACACACCCAACTGCAATTGAGTTACTTCAAAAGATGATTGATGATGGACGATATTCGGAACTAAACTGGGATATATTATCCGCTAATCCATGCGCCATTTCTATTTTAGAAAAAAATCAAGATAAATTAAACTGGAATATATTATCATCCAATCCATCGGCCATGCATTTATTACTTCAAAATCGTGATAAGATAAAATACATGCAATTATGTAAAAATACACATGTGTCTGCTATTGAATTGATTAAAACCCTCCCAAAAGATTTAATTTATTGGCCATATTTATGTTATAACCCAACCGCTATTGACTTTTTAGAAGAAAATCAAGAATATATAAACTGGTATTATTTATCTATCAACCCAGCTATTTTCCGGTATAATTATGAAAAAATGGCAAAACTACGTAATGAAGTTATTCAAGAAGAATTAATGGCTGTATCGTTGCATCCATCGCGAATTTCTTATTGGCTTAAAGAAGGACTATTATTATCTGAAATATAATATATATGAATATAGCTTTATGTTTTTGTGTAAGAAATTGTGGTAAATTTTTAAAATATATTTTTTCAAATATTGACAAACTTAGAATTCTATATCCTAATATATATTGTGTATTTGTTTATGATAATTGTACCGACAATAGTGTTCCTCTATTATTGTCATATCAACATTATCATAAAAATATAATTATTAAAACTATTGAAAATACGGATAATAATAGAACAGTACGTATTTCAAAAGCAAGAAATGAATGTTTGTCTATTGTATACAATGAAATACCTAACGTAGATTATCATATTATGATAGATTGCGATAATGTAAATGTCATGCCATGGGATATAAATGTATTATCCTATTATTTAACAAAAAACCATGATTGGGATTGTATTTCTTTTAATAGACCTAATTTTTATGACATTTGGGCTTTATTATTTGATAATTATAAACATCATTGTCATGGATTTCATGGTAAAGCCGGAAAAATTATAAGTATAATGAAAAATGATATTTGTAAAAAATTAAAAGAATGTACTACTGACAGTATTGACGTTTTATCTGCCTTTAATGGATTTGCTATGTATAGAACTCAAAATTTTAAAGGGTGTATATACGATGGTCTATATGCAAATGCAAAACATTTAACTACAAATGAAGAAAGACAAAATACAATAGAACATTTTAAAAAACATAATTTAAACCTTACCATAAATGATAAATATATAGAATG